GGAACTCACCTATACCGAGGCTGAAATCCTCTACGGATACGGCACCAAGTATATGTATCTGGGCACGGCCCTCAAGATGCCCAGCGCCAAAGCTGGCATCGTGATTTGGGTCGATAACAAGTTTGAGGTCATCCACGACCTGACCGCGCCCGAGCTTGATTGGCCGCCGAGCCTGATTGGCCGTATGAAGATTGAGGAGGTAAGTAATGAAAATAACCTGCATTGACGACGCAAGGTCTTATGAGCGTATTCTTTACGCTCTCCGCTCTATGCCGCAAGGCAAAGCCGTCCGTAGTTATGTGGACGACATCAAGCGGGATTTGCGGGCATTCTACCATCGCCCCGATGGATGCGTCAAAATCATCACGGCTGACTACGATAGCGGCTGGCAGCTTATCACTTTGACCGCTAAGACAAAAGAGGATGCCAATGCCGAATTTAACGATCTCTATTATCGTGTTTGCACCCCATCGCAGTATGACTGCACGGGTCAAATGTTCACCGTTTCCTACAAGTTGTTCAAGCGCAACGGGCGCTGGATGGCATATCATCACTTCGCTATGGACGTTTAAGGAGGAAAACACCATGATTAACAACGAAACCATTATTTATGAGCTGTGCAACAAATATCAGTGGTTCACCTGCGGCGGTGTCCGCCAGTACGAAAAAGCCCTGACAATGGCAAAGGGCGGCGTTCCCATCACGGAGCTGGCCCGCGTCATCTGGATTTGCAGTGATGAGGTTCCCTATTTCGACATCCTGACCGCAATCAGCACATCCGGTTATACCGAGAACAAAAATAAGGAGGAGCAGGTCGATGAATAACACGAACACTGTAATTGATGAGGATGACAGCGGGAAGGTGCGTTATAAGGATTTACGCTGTGGTGATATGTTTGAATATGGTAAGAATAGCGACTTTTACATGAAAACGTCCGAGGGTCGTCTCCATCTTGCGACTGGAATTGTTGAACACATGGATGATTGCATTTTAGTGCTACCTAAAAATGCTTTACTGATAAGAAAAAACCAACACAGTTTATAAGGAGGTTTTTCCCATGAAATACTACCCCATCGACGAAAGCGCGGCTCGCCGCGCCAAACAGGCAAACAGCCTCAGCGATTATGTTGAGGGATCAGCGACCAGCGAATACCGCCGGGAGGTTGATCGAGCGGCTACACTGGCGGAGGAGTGCAAGAAAGGCAAGACCGAGGCCCAGCAGGAGAAGATTGATTACCTGCTTGACCGCTATGCCCGCCGCTTGGCTGACAACATGAACGCATCAAACCGCAACCGGGCATCTTGCCCGTCTGTCATGGTCGCCGGATGGTCTAACTTCCCCGTGCGTAAGAAGCAGCAGCAACTCTCCCGTGACGACACCCTCATGCGGGAATGGCGGGATATTCAAGGCATCCTTGACCAGATTCGGGCTGTGGGTCACGGCGGCATCAGCGGTATGGATGCCGATGCGCGGGAGCGCGTACAGGCAAAGCTCACCGAGCGCGAGGTCATGCAGGAAAAGATGAAATCTGTAAATGCGTACTGGCGCAAGCACGGGGCGCTCGTAGGCTGTCCGGGACTTTCAGATAAGGAAGTTGCCCGCCTCACGGCATCAATCTCTCAGAGCGCGTCTACGGGGCGTTCTGAGCCGCCCTATCCGAGATGGGCACTGGATAACAACGGCGCTGAAATCCGCCGCTTGCGCTCCCGCCTCGCCGTGCTGGACGCGCAGCAGGCGCAGGGCGATTCTGAGCAGACTTTTACGGGTGGTGTTCTGCGCATTACCCCGGAGCGGGTGCAGTTGGTTTTTGATGATAAGCCCGCCGCCGAGATACGCGATATTGTCAAGCAGTGGGGTTTCCGCTGGGCACCGTCACAGGGCGCATGGCAGCGACAGAATACCGCCAACGGCAGATATGCGGCAAAGCAGGCCATCAAGGCCATTGAGGAGGCCGCACAGTGAAAACCGGGAAAGCTATCAAGTGTTGTCCGCTTTGCGGTGGCCGCATTGTTGTCAGTGTCCTATATCAGTGTTCGCTTGACTATGTAATGCGGCGAGACGGGACAATCGGCAATCGGAGTAGGCGCGGCAAGAGTGGCCCTATGGATGCAAGCACTGCCGCCTGTGAGAACTACCGAGCCTGCGATGCCCGGTGGGAAGTCGATGACTTTTTTGTTGACAGTGATAGGCGCTTTTGGGACTATAAATATAGCAAGGAGGATGACTGAAATGGTGAAATATATCAAAGGTGATGTGCTAAATTGCAAGGCTACACTTGTGGCGCATCAGGTGAATGCGTTCGGAGTAATGGGTGGTGGCATTGCGGCGGCAATCTGGCCGCTGCTGACCCCAGAATCCCAGAGCGCCTATGTGGAGAGATGCCGCCACAACGCAAAGCTCCCAGTAACTGAGTGGATGGGCAGCATCCAGATTTTGGACACAAAGCGCGAGGAGCTGAAAATCTGTAATCTGTTTACACAGTTCCCCGCCCCGGTTGATGGGTCGTTTGATTTGACCGCCTACAACTATCTGCGGCAGGCGCTCGACCTGCTGAGGGTCTATGCCGTATTCAATGATTATGACATCGTGGGTGTCCCGGCCCGCATCGGATGCGGCATTGCTGGCGGTGACTGGGACAAGGTTCAGCGCATCATTCACGATGTCTACGATGATTCCGGCATTACGATGCTGATCGTAGATAATCAATAATTCTCTTTGCATCGCGCCTGCAGGGCATCCTGTGGGCGCTTTCTTGTACATATATGCTTGCTATATACATTTTGCATAACCTCGCTCATCATTTTCGCCCGAATCTTTAGCTGCTTTGCCTATTGTATATAGCAAGCATATACTATATAATAAAATCATCGAATGAAACGGCGGCTGCAACCCGCCAATCAGATGAAAGGAACGATACATTATGACGGTTTTTCAAGAATTGACAAAAGGGATGAAGTTCAGCGAACCCACGGAGGACATCAAAAAGAACATGGTAAAAGTCTTTGAAAAGAATTTCAGATGCCCGCCATGGAATGACGTGTACGATGACGGGTGCAGGGAGTTCACCGGCTGCGAAAGCTGCTGGTTTGCGTACATAAACAGCGAAGCAGAATAAAGGCTGCAAAAGCGAGAGCCGGACGCGATCCGGGGAAAAGGAGCCGAAAATGACTATTGCAACACTTGAAAAAATTCACGAACTGCTGAAAAAGGAAGTTAAAACCCGCAACAATGCGCTGGAACTCACCAGAAAAGTATATAACGAAAGACAGGACGACCTAAAGGCAATCGCCGCCGCAACGGACGATATGAGCGTGGCCGCAGCAAAATGGGCCGTAGCGGCAGCACAGGCGGCATACGATGAAGCACGGCGGGAAAACTACGACGCCGACGCCGCCCTCCGCGATTTTGAAACCCAGGAATTTTAAGGAGGCCAAGGCCATGAAATTCTATTTTGACGGCGAGCTGATCCGCACATCCAAGACCCACCGCTACACGCACGCCGTCGTGCTGCCGACAAAGCCGGGGGCCACAAACAAGTGGGACGCGGTAGGCCGCCGCGCCTCACTGAAAAGCGCCCAGGCGCTGCTGGCACAGGAACGCCGCCGCATTGCCAAGTACAACCAGAAAACAGCCGATGCCCTGCGCGTGGTAGAGCTGGAGGCCAGACCGTAACAACACAGGAGGAAACAAAGCCATGAACGAAAAGCAGAAACTGATCCGCGAAACCGCGCAGAAATTTGAGGCCCTGCGCCCCGATATGCAGCAGTTTGTCCTGGGCTATCTGGTAGCCCGGCAGAACACGCAGGGAGGCCGCCGCAATGAAAAATAAAGACCTCTGCAAAAGCTGCCAGTACAACACGGGCGAGTATTTCCTGTATTGTGAGTTGCAATGCTACGGCGTGACAAAAACGGACGGCCACGGCATCGTCTGGGAGTGCGACGACTACCTCCAACGCCAGACCACCACAAAAGAATAAACCACCCCGGCGGGCCAGCAGCCCGCCGCCTGTCCAGGGCTGATCCGCCCCGCCGATGATGGCCCAGGGAGAGCCGAAACAGGGAGAAAAACATGGAAGAATACGAAAAGATAGTGGCCGAGGCCCAGGCACTGGCCGCGGAGAACCAGCGCAAAATTGACATACTGCTGGCGGACATGACCCAGCAGGAACTGCGCAACACCAGCACGGATGCCGCAGCACTGGCGAGAATGGAGCGTGACCTGGTAGACCTTGTGAACGGCTCCAGAATCAAGCGGGCCAGAGATCGCGGCATACTGCGCACCGCTGCCGTAATGCTGCACAAGGTACGCCGCCAGCTGCTGGACGACGCAGACCGCGCCGCGCTCTGCGAGCGCTGCATGAACCCGCACGTTTTGAAAGACCAGGACGAGCTGGACGACGTGTGCGCCCAGTGTCCACTAGAAAAGACGGTGGGCTGATATGCCAGCGCGTGACAGCTACATGGACGGCGGCAAGACAGCCCGTGCCGACGTCCCGCAACAGATGGATGTACCGGGCTTTGGCGGGCGCTACTACATCCGCATAGACGGCACAGTCTGGCGGAGGCGAAAAAGCAAAGACACGCGGATGCGCGGCGTGAGGCGCGGCAGAAACCGGGAGTACAAGCTCACCACGCCGGAGGGCCGCACGATCTGCAAGACCGCGTCCGCGATCATGCGCGAAACCTATTTCCGGGGGCTGCCGCAGAATATGCGGCTAGTACACAAGGACGGGCTGGAAAGCAACTGGGCCTACTGGAACCTGCAACCGATGACGCTAAGCGAGATGGGCAAGAAACACAACCGCGGCATAGATGCCCGCTGTGTGCTGAAAATTGACCCGGCAACAGGCGAGGTCGTGCAGATTTTCCAGAGCGCGCGCGAGGCCGGGCGGGCTGCGTTTTGCTGCGGCCAAACGATTGCGGACGCTTGCAACCACCGTAGTAAGAAACGCCCAGGCATAGCGCCGGACGGCTACCGCTACTGCTGGGAGAAAGGAGAAACGAGCGAATGAAGAAACCACTGCGCGCCCTGTTTACCGTGCTGGCGCTGCTGGCGCTTGATGCGGCAGCGTGGCTGGCCCTATGGTGGGTTTTGCAGAAATTGCGCGGCCTTGTGTGGCTGCTGGTTTTGATGTGCGCCGCCGTCTGGCTGGCGTAACGAATTTTAGGAGGATATGGCAAAATGACGAACGAAGAATACAAAAAGATCACAGAACTGGAATACAAGGCCAAGCAATGCCGCGCGGCAGGAATCGACCCAGAAATAGACGATGGCACGGCCTGGGCCATGACGCACACGCGGGAGTGCCGAATGGTGACGGACGGCCAGCGCTTTTGGGAACAGCCGCGCCTGATCCTGGAGTTTGATGTATTCCAGGGCGGCGTCGTGACTATGCGCTGCTACCTCCGTAATATCCCGAAACTGCCGCGCGCCGTCATTGAAAAGACACACGCAAGCGTCGCGGGCGATGATCTGCTGTATATGTTCCCGATTTACGAAACTGTGATTTTCGACCACACCCACCGCGACGCCCAGGGCCGCACCTGGCGCGAAACGATCCGGGGCGACTACCGCAAATACCAGCAGGAAAAGGAGGCGGCGGCAAAATGACAAATTTCGCGCAGCGCCTCCGCGCTCCTGCCCGCCAGCAGGAACAGCCCGCCACGTTCGCGGTGCTTTTTTACGTAATCACCCACGGCGCGAAGAATGACAAGACCATGCCCGGCTATATGCTGGAGAACGGCGTGGAGCTGGCGGACTGGCTCACGATCACAGCAGACGGCCGGCGCCTTTATCTGGCTATCGACGACTATCTGGGCATGATCCGGGGCCAGCGCACGGACTGCCGGGCCTATGCAGCCGTAGGCGAAAGCCCGGAATATTTCAAGCTGGCCAACGTGATCGCATGGGGAGAGCCGGACGAACACCACGCGCAGCCCATGCAGCTGTACACGCTGCACACGGGCCGTACACCAACCGAACTACCCAGCGGCGCTACACCCTGCCGAGACAGCAGCGGGAATATGGCGGGCTGGTACGACAAAAACGAAAGGAGCAACGAATGAATAAACGCGATCTTGTGGCAGCAACCACGCGGGACTTTTCCCACCTGTCCTACGAGGCGCAGCAGTTTGTCCTGGGCTACATGGTAGCCCGCGCCAACTGTACCGCCAACGCCACCACCCCGGCGGATCAGCCGGAACAGAAAAAGCCCGCATAATGCGGGCGGAGGTTTGAACCATGCAAGGCTTAAATGTTGAAAAGCTCTATAAAACCCTGGCGCACATCCTGGCAGACCGTGAGGGCTGCCGCGTGTCCGTTGACGTGCAGCCGATCCAGGCCGCGCGCAGCGCATGAGGCCGTACTGGCAGCGGAACCAGGACAGCAAAGCCTGGCTTCGCCGCTGGGAGGAAAAGCGCCGCCGCGCCTTTGACGGCGGCCAGATCGACCACAGCAAAGACAAGAGCGCACCATGGAGCCACCCGGCACACTATGGCTACCTTGTGCCGCTGACAGGCGCAGCCCTGGAGGCGTACAAGGGCTGGAAAATCCGCACGGGAAACACCGAAACGTCCGACGCTGTGCGCTGGGCCTTTGAGGACTGGTACATAGGAATTTGCCGGGATGAACTCAAAAAGACGGCAGCCAGGACGAAGGCTGCCGACAGCTACATGGACAATCTGAAAAAGAACAAAAAAGGGGCCAGTGTCTAACGGCTTGACAACCGACACTGGCCCAACATCATAGGGGCGGACGCAACGCTGGAACGCTGCGGCCTACTAAAAATATAACACGGTAGCGCCGCCACGTCAACCGCAAAACCAGGGGCCGAAAGGCCCCTATAACGCCCTTGTGATAGGTACTAATGTTTCGACGAAAGGCAGCTATCACACTATGGCAAGAAAAGCAGCACAGCCCAGGCTGGGGGCTGGGGGCGCAGCGCCCCAGAATGGCAGACAAGCCGCCCAGCAGAACCTGGCCGCAGCCACAACGGAAAAGGGCGGCGCGGCAGAGCAGAACCTCACCACCGCCCAGGGCTTGCTCCCTATCCAGCCAAAGAAACAGAAAGGCCGCCGCCCCTCTGCTGGGAAGTGGCAGCCCTATGACTACGAGAGCGCCTACGAGCTGCCCCTGGATCAGCTGACAGAGCAACAAGTCCAGGAGATGATAGACCGGGAGCGCCGCGTCGTCTACGCGACCAAAACCGTAAAGCACGGCCACCAGTTTGACGTGGAGATATTCCCAGACTTTACCCACCTGCCAGGAAATCTGCCGAAAGATCGCAGCAACCGAGAGGCACAGCGCAATTTGAACGACAGAAACAGCCGCAAAGAGTGCGAGCGCCGGATCAATGAGAATTTCGGCCCGGACGACTACTGGGTAACGCTTACGTGCCTACCAAGAGAAGAACCGCAGACGATGGAAGAAGCGCTGCGCCTATTCCAGAACTATATCAAGCGCATAAACTACCGCCGCAAAAAGCGCGGACTGGAGCCAGCGCGCTATGTATACGTCACAGACTGGACAAAGAACGGACGCCGCGTCCGCACCCACTACCACCTGGTACTGGACGGTGGGCTGCCTATGGACGAGGTTATAGAGCTTTGGGGCCTGGGCAGGAAAAACACTGTTGAATACCTCACCCTGGACGAGCGCGGCCTCTCCGGCCTGGCCTACTACATCACGAAACCGCACGCCAGCGACACCGAGGACATAAAACACAAGAAACGCTGGACGGCCTCCAAAAATCTGCGCCGCCCGGTGGAACACAAGAACCATCAAGCCTTTGGCCGCCGCAAGGTCGAGGCCCTGGCGAAAGCCCCGGCGGATATGTTCGCCACGATGGAAAAGAAATACCCGCGCTACTGGTGCGAGGCTGCGGAGGCCCGCCACAATGGCATAAACGGCTATTTCTACCTCCGCGCCGTGCTGCGCGAACGCTGCCAGCCGGGCGACCTGGTGACGATCACGGGCAAGCCGGAACTGCTGGAGAGGCTGCCGGAGGTCGTCCAGCGCAAGCTGGCGAAATACCGCCGTTTCGCCGTCGTGTCCGTGGACTATTCCGTGCATGGCTGGGAAACTGCCGTATTACAGCCGATAGGAACAAAGGACAGGATAGCGTGTCCGGCCCGTGCCTGTATTGTGAACTAAACAGAGGTTTTTACACTCAAAAAAGCGGAAAAATGAGCCGAAAGGAGCCGAAAACAAACAATGCGCCAGCAATGCGAGAAACGAACGGAGGACGGAGAACAGGAGGTCGTGATCCAGTGGGCCGCGTTTATGTCTCCCGCCCACCCGGAACTGCTGAACCTCTACCACGTCCCCAACGAGGGCAAGCGCAGCAAGGCAGAGGCCGCGCGCCAGCAGCGCCTGGGCCTACGGCGCGGCGTTCCCGATCTGATCCTGGACTACCCGAAAGGCATATACCACGGCCTCCGCGTCGAAATGAAAGTGAAGCCAAACAAAACAACCGCCGACCAGGAGGCATGGCTGGAGCGCCTGGCCTGCGCGGGCTACTGTGTAGCCGTCTGCTACTCTGCCCAGGAGGCAATCGAAACCATAGACGCCTACATAAAGCTACACCCCGGCCAGACCCACCCGAAAGAGCAAAGGAGGACAGAAACGTGAAAATTATTGCAATCATGGCCCAGAAAGGCGGCACGGGAAAAACCACCACGGCCACCACGCTTGCTTATGACCTGGCCCAGCTGGACGGCCCGGTGCTGCTGATCGACGCCGACCAACAGGGCAACGCCTCCCAGATCATGGGAGCATACGACCCCACCGCCTGGGGCGTGGAGAAGCTGCTGGAGCCGGGCACAGACGCCGCCAGCGTGGACGACCTCAAACAAACCCGCGAATGGCAGCCAAAGAAAAAGGCCCCTGCGGTGCGTGTGGACGTTGTGGCCGCCTCTGCGGCCCTCATGGACGCAAACATGGACGTGGCCGCCGACACTGTAAACGACCAGGTACACCGCCTCCAGGAGCGCCTGGCCGCCGTCTCCGGCGTCTACAAGTACGCCGTCATAGATTGCGGCCTCCTGCTGGATATGGCTGTATTAAACGCCCTGGTAGCGGCAGACCTCTGGATCGTCCCCGTTAAGCCAGGCGGGTTTGAGGTGGACGGCCTCCTGCGAGTCCGTGAACAGCTGGAGGAACTGCGGCAGTTAAACGACGGCCTGGAACTGTGGGTGCTGCCTGTTATGTTTGGCAAGAGCAACGCCCACAAGGCCGTCATGGCGCACTTGCGCACACTGGGCCACCGCGTCACACTGGCGACGATCCGCCGCTCTGTGATCGCAGAATCCTACACGGCGGCGGCCCTGCCGCTGCCTGTATACAGCCCGCGCTGCGGCGTGGCGAAAGACTACGAAGCCCTGGCCTATGAGGTCATGGCCTGGAACGATGAAAGCGAGGTTAAAGCATGACAGGGCGCAGCATTTTGGACGGGCTGAATACCGCCAGCAAGGCGGGCGTAAAGGCTACCCCGTCCGCACGTTTCCGCACGAAAGAAATTGACATTGACAATATATACCGCAACGTTCTGAACCAGTACAGCCTGGACGACGTGGACAACCTGGCGCGGGCTATTCTGGTAGCGGGCCGCCTCTACCACAATCTGGTCGTGGTCTATGACCCAGACCAGGCCGCACAGAGGGACTACAGGCTGGTATCTGGTGAGCGCCGCCTCCTGGCCCTCCACAAGCTGGTGGACGCGGGCCACCCGGAGTATAAAACCGTCACCTGCCAGGTGATCCCGAAAGGCAGCCAGGCAGAGGAACGCCTGGCCGTGATCCTGGCGAACACACAGCGAAACAAAACAGCAGCGGATCGCGTCCAGGAGTACGAGAACCTAAAACAAGCGCTGGAGGAAATGAGAGCCGCCGGGGTCGATTTTTACGGGCGCGACCTGACCGAGGGAAAGCTCCGCGACCACATGGCCGCGATCATGGACGAGGCCGACGGCACGCTGGCCGCCCTGGAGAAGATAAGCAACAGCCTAACCCCGGAACTGCGCCAGCTCATGGAGGACGGCAAGCTGAACTTTACAACCGCCACAGCTGCGGCGGCCCTCTCCCTGGACGCCCAGGCCCAGCTGGTGCAGCAGAACGCCGCCCAGGGCGAGGACAAGCCGATCACAAAGCAGGACGTGGCAAAGGCCCGAACCACGTCTGCCCGCGAATACCTCCGCCAGGAGTACGCCGCCCGCCCCTGTGAGTGTGACAACGGCCACAACTGCGACAACGTGGACAACCTGGTAAGTTTTTACCGCGACGGTGCGACGTCCGGCTGCGCTGGATGCTGCGCCTGGTGCAAGGAGCGCACCAGCTGCCCGAAATGCTGCGCGGAGGTAGCAGCGGGCAGCCAGAGCGACGCAGACACGCCACTGCACGGCGCGCCGGACAGAGTCCAGCCGCCTACAAGCCAGACCGCAGAAAGCGCCGCAGAGGACGCGACAGCGGCTGCTGCACCCTTTGCCGACGACGCCCACCCGGAACACGCCGCGACCATGTGCTACTCCTGCCTCCACTGGGACGAGTGCAGCGAGAAATCCGACAGGGTGCTGTCCTGTGACAAATACGAGAACCCCGCCGAAAAGCGCACGCCACTGGCCCCGGCGGGCGAGGTCATGACCATCCAGGCCGACGCCGCCAACGCCCTGCGCGCTGACGAAGAATTACTGGTAAATCTGCGATACTGCGCAATGAAAAGCCTTGTGGTGGATGGCATTTTTACACAGACAGAGGGAAACCGTTTATACTCACTACTCACAGCAATGTGGAGACGCTGGGTAAACACGGGCTGCTGGAAACCATACGGCGCAGCAGAGGAACAGGACGAAAAGGAAAGGAGAAAAAGCCAAGATGTCAATAGTTGACATTCACACCCCGGCGGGCGACGGCTACGGCGTGATTTACGCCGACCCGCCCTGGAGCTACCGCCAGCAGGGCAACGGCGCAGCGGCGCGCCACTATCCCACCATGACGCCGGACGAAATAAAGGCCCTGCCCGTCCAGACCCTGGCCGCCAAGGATTGCGCCCTCTTGATGTGGGCCACGTTCCCGAACCTCCAGCAAGCCCTGGACACGATCCGCGCCTGGGGCTTTGAATACAAAACCCTGGCATTTTGCTGGATAAAGAAAAATAAGAGATCGGGGGGGGATTTTTGGGGTTTGGGCAGTTACACCCGCCAAAATGCGGAGGTTTGCCTCCTGGCCGTCAAGGGCCACCCGCGCGTAGTAAGTCACAGCGTACACAGCGTTATACAATCCCCGATCCGGCAACACAGCCAGAAACCGCCAGAGGCGCGGGACAGGATCGTGCAGCTATTTGGCGATCAGCGTCGCCTGGAGCTGTTCGCGCGCGAATCAACGCCGGGCTGGGACGCCTGGGGAAACGAGGTGCAAGACCATGACACAGCCCTGTTATAAATGCCCGGATCGCTGCCAGAACTGCCACGCCAGCTGCGGAAAATACGCCGCTTTCCGCGCAGAGCTTGACAAGCGGCGCGAATATAACAAGCAATTCCAGCCCATAGACCCCATGCCCTACTCCCACGAAATGGAGAAGAAAAACCGCCGCAGAAAGTACAAAGGGGGCAACCAATGAACAAACCCACGAATGAGTATATAATGGCTATAAAACCAGAATGGGTGGCGCTGATTGAGAGCAAGGAGAAAACGCTGGAGATCAGACGCACCGCGCCGTACATTTCCCCGCCCGTGTCAGAAAACAACCCCATAGACGTATGGGTGTACGAGACGAAAAGCAACGGCGGGCGCGGCCAGATCGTGGGCCGTTTTCTCTGCTGCAAAATCCACACTTTTGACGCCCACCGCGACGATCTGCTGCTGCGGCGCGCCGCCCGCATTCCCTGGGAAAAGCTCAAAGAATACCAGGGAGATCGCACGCGCCTGTACGCCTGGGAAATCACCTGCTACAAAAAGCTGGCCGTCCCGCTGCCGCTGTCCGCTCTGGGCTGCCAGTTCGCGCCGCAATCGTGGTGCAAGCGCAAAAAGGAGAAAAGAGCATGAAAAACCGCTATTTTTACGGAACGATCCGCCCGGAACGCGCTACGAATGAGTGGCAGCGAAAAAACGCATTACCCGAAAGATACGCCACAGCAACCCCGGCGGAACAAGCCCGGATGCGCGAATACTACGCCGTATCTGACGACGAGTGCGAGGAAATGCGGAAAATTTACGCAACTTTTCCGCAGCACCTTGTTTTCATGCGTTCGGGAGTACATCAAGACGAGTATGTGCTGGTGGGCTGGAAGAAAGAACAGGACGAGGGCGTGCGAGAGGCAATCTGGCTGCTGGAACAGCTGGGCGGAGCCTACGAGGGCTACCGCGAGAAGTTCCTGGAGGACTGGGCAAAAGAGCAGTACGACCCCTGGGGGTGCTGGTACATCCCGGAGTGCATAATGGACATTGAGGGAGAGTACCACCCGGACGACGCGAAAGAACAGGAGGGCCATGACCATGAAGAAAGTAATCGCGCTTGACTTTGACGGCACGCTCTGCGAAAACGCCTGGCCGGGAATCGGAGACCCAAAGTGGGCCGTGATCCGCGCAGCACAGGAAGAACAGCGACAGGGCGCGCTGCTGATCCTATGGACGACCAGAGAAGGGCCGGAGCTTGAACAGGCTTTAGCCTGGTGCGAATATGCGGGCCTCCGGCTGGACGGCGTGAACACATCCGCACAGTGCTGGAAAGACGCATACCAAAACGACCCGCGCAAGATCGGGGCCACGGAATACTGGGACGACAAAGCGGTAGACGTGGCGACCATTGAAACGCGGCAAATGCTAAAAGAGGAAACACGCCGCCGCCAGGCAGCCTGGAACACGGCAAAGAGAGCCTACCAGGCCGCCCGCTGGCCCTGGCGGCGCTGGCGGCTCAAAAGAGAGGCCCAGCGCGCGTGCTGCGACTACCTGAACGTCTACATAGCCCAGCGCAATGCAGAGGCGCACAAGCTCTGCGAGGCCACCCGCGCGGCATACGAGAAAGCATACAGAAAGAGGAGCGCCGAATGATCGAAGCAAACACAATCAACAATGTGGACTGTTTGGACGGCCTGGCACAGATGCCGGACGGCTGCGCAAAGCTCATAGTAGCCGACCCGCCCTATTTCATGGGCCTGACCCACAACGGCCAGCACGGACAGTTCAACGACCTGGCAGTGGCGAAACCGTTCTACAGGCAGCTGGCCCAGCAGCTGCGCCGAATCCTCAACGATCACGGCGAATTTTATATTTTTATGGACTGGCGCGGCTGCGCGTTCTACTATCCGATTTTTGCCGAATACCTGCCCGTGAAAAATATGATCGTCTGGGACAAAATGAGCGGCCCCGGAAATTTCTACAATAGCAGCCACGAGTTTATCCTCTACGGCTGCATAGACCCGCAGACAAAAAAACACGCCCGCAACGTCTGGACAGAGCGCGGTTTTACGTCCGGCAGCATACAGACAGACGGCGAGAAAATCCACCCGTCCCAGAAACCCATAGCGCTGATCCAGCGCATTATCACGGACGCCAGCGTGCCGGGCGATCTTGTGGTAGACCCGTTCGCGGGCAGCTGCACAACCGCCGTGGCCTGTATCAGAACGGGCCGCCGCTATGTGTGCTTTGAGGTGTCCGAAACCTACGCAGCAGCGGGCCAGGCCCGCGTGGATAAGCTCCTGGCAGAGCGCCAGGCCAGAAACACAAAAAAATGAGCCGCCAGCGCGGCTGAAAGGGCAGCAAATGGAGACATACACCGAAAAAGCAATAAAAGCCATTGCAACGGGCAACGCCCCGGCGGAACAGGCAGCCCTGGAGGCCGTGATCGCGGAGGCCGTGAAAAAGGCGGTAAAGGAGACGCGCCGCCAGGATCAGCAGCAAGCGCTCCATAATACTGCGCTACTTATGGAGAACTACCGCGCCCTAAAAGGCTACGAGGGCCGCGCCGTGGACAGCGCCGACGCTGCCAGGCTCCAGGGCGCAGAAATCCAGGGCGAGGCGTGGCTCCGCTCTATCCGCAAGAATAAGGCCCGCACCGCTGTTATGCTGGCCCACCTGGACGCCGCCCTGGACGAGCTGGAAAAGGAAACCCGCCAAAAGGGCCGCGCCTATATGTTCGACGCCTACCGCTTGCGCTACATGGAGGGCTTGACCGCCGAAGAAGTGGCCGAAAAGCTCAACACCGGGAAGAACAGCCCGGCCCGCTGGTGCAAGCAATTAAACGAACGTCTGGCCGTCCTCCTGTTTGGAGTGGACGGCCTCCGCCGCTGGTAAAGGAGGATCACATGAAAGCCTACCACAAAAAGGATTTACACCGCAGCAAAGACCCGGACAGAATGGCCCAGGCCGTGGCCGTCGTGGCCGCCTACCAGGCAATCGAAGAAACAGCCGGGACGGCAAACGCCCGGCTGAAAGCTCAGGCGATCACAGACACGGGCGCGATCTTGTACGCCCTTGTACCTGTCCACATCGGCCAGCAATGCGTCGAGAAATGGCACGCCCTCCAGCAGCGCGTCGAGGCTGCACAGCAGAAACCCACGGGCCAGGAGCTGGAGGCGTGGCACGACGAGGCGGAACAGGAACACGTCCACCCGCCCAGGAAATAACCAATACGCCACAAAAAACACCACAAAACCCAGAACTACACAAGCCCCGGCGGATACCCATAGAACCAAAAAGCCGACGCTTTGGGTCTATCACAGATAGTCCAAAAGCGCCTACGCGGGAAAGCTTGGGGAAAAACTGGGGTTTTACTGGTGGCCCATCCGTGGTAAGCTGGTAGCGTGGACAAGCAGGAACGCCGGGCAGAAATGCCCGGCGCTTTGTTGTTTGTGCGCCCTCCTATAACAGTGGCCAGGGTGAGCCATAACGCCCTGGCCTATATGTGAGGCGGGGGCCAGAGGAACCAGGAGACGCGGATCATGCTGCTAAAATACTGCCGTTGTGGCGCTATCATACCAGCAGACCGCCAGCGCTGCGCGCAGTGCGAACAGCTGCACCAGAGCCGCCACACGGCATATAATGCCCAGTGTCGCAGCAAAGAAGCCGCAGCCTTTTATGTGTCCAGGGAATGGCGGACAATCCGCCCTGTAATTATATCTATATACGACGGGATAGATATATGGGCGTTTTACGAGTGCGACAAGCTGCTGGCCGCCGACGAAGTCCACCACGTCGAAGAACTGGACACAGCCTGGGATCGCCGTCTTGATCCCTTCAACCTGTTTCCTTTGGCCCACGCCTCACATACAGCGATCACGGCTGCATACAAGCGCAGCCCCGCCAGTATGAGGGCGACACAGCGCAAGCTGCTGGAGCTGCGAAAGCGCTACTTTGAGAGCAAGGGGGGCTATGAAAAAGTTTTGGAGCGGGCCGGATTAGTCGCCCCTCCCTAGACTTTGGAGAAAACTCCCCACCAAAAACTCCCCCAAGGGCGCTTTTGCGGGAGTCCATGCAACAAAAACACAAAAAGGAGGCCCCACACATGGCCGGAAAACGACAACCGACGGCCCTTGTGGTGGCGAAAGGCAAGAAGCATCTAACAAAGGCCGAAATCAAAGACCGAGAAAACCGGGAACTGATCGCAGCGGCGGACAATATCGCGCCGCCGTCATGGCTGAAACCAGACCAGAAGAAGCGGTTCAACACCCTGGCTGCAGAACTGCTGAAAATGGGCATTTTCGCAAACGTGGATTGCGAGGCCCTGGGCCGCCTGGTCGTGGCCGAGCAGCAGTATGTGCAGATCACCGAGGAACTGGACAAGCAGCCAATCACCTACAAGCGGAGAATCCCACGAAAGCCGACCCCGGCAGACAACCCGGACGAGATCATAGACGGGTTTATATGGGACGAAGCGCTGATAGTGAACCAGGAACGGAACGACCTGTTGATCCAGCAGGACAGAGCCTGGAAGCAGTGCAGACAAGGCGCTGCGGACTTTGGCCTGTCCGTCGCCCAGCGCTGCCGGATCGTGGCCCCCACCGCCAAGGAGGCCGCCAAAACAAACAAGTTTGAAAAATTCCGAAAGGAAAAGACCCCGGAGGAATGAAAAAGGCCGTAAAAGACCGCACAACACAGTATGCCCTGGACGTTTTGGCGGGCCGGATCGTGGCCGGGGAGCTTGTGCGGATGGCTTGCCAGCGTCACCTGGACGATCTGGAGCGCGCCAAGCTGGCCCCGTTCCGCTATTATTTCGACGTGGAAGCCGCAAACGACATACTGGAGTTTGCGGAAACCCTCACAATAGCAGAGGGCGAGGAACAGCAACGCGTCCACCTCTACCCATTCCAGTGCTTTATCCTGGGCAGCCTCAACGGCTGGCGGATCAAAGGAAAGGGCCACAGACGCTTTAGAACCTCCTATGTGCAGCTGGGCCGCCAGAACGGCAAGAGCTTTCTAAACGGCATACTGGCCGCTTATTATGGCAATTTCACGGCCTACCAGTACCCGCAAATCTACTGCGCGGCCACCAAACAAGACCAGGCCAATATCGTTTTTGGGGAAGTCGTGAAGTTTATCCGCAGCGACGACGACCTGGCCGAGCTTTTCAAAGTCCACGAACATAACCACACGATTGAGTGCTTGCTCACGCACGGCGAAATCAAGGCAATTTCCGGCGACACAAAGAGCCTGGACGGCCACCGCCCATACCTGGGGATTGTGGACGAATACCACGCCCACCGCACGAACCAGATGTACAAACTACTGGAGGGCGGTATAAAGAAAGTAAAATCCGCCCTTATTTCGGTTATTACTACGGCGGGATTTGACCAAAAATCGCCCTGTTTTGCCCTGTACGAGCATTGCAAAGCTATTTTGCGCGGCGGCGCGTCCATTGACACGCAATTCTGTTATATAGCGGAAATGGACGAAAAGGACGACCTCTGGACGCCGCAGAACTGGCTGAAAGCAAACCCCGCCCTGGCCTACGACCCGGACGCACTGGAGAATCTGATCCCAATAGCCGACGCCGCCCGCCAGATGGGCGGCGAGGATTTGCGCGATTTTCTGGTAAAGCAGTTAAACAGATGGGTGCAATGGTCGAACCGCGTCTATATCCAGGACATGGAGAAGTGGCGCGCGTGCCGCAGCGACAGAACCCTGGCCGACTTTAAGGGCGGCCACTGTTTTGTAGGGCTTGACCTGTCCAGCGGCGGCGACCTAACAACCGTCGTTATTCTGATCCCCTATCTGGTGGACGGGGTGCGCAAGTATTTTATCCATAGCCACAGCTTTATCCCGGCCCAGCGCCTCCAGCAGCACGTCCAGAGCGACAACGCGCCCTACGACAAATGGGTGGAGGACGGCCTGGTAACAGTAACCCACACAATGGGCGGCATAAAAACCGACTATAAATATATTTTAACCTACCTGTCCGTACTGGTAGACCTCTACGGCCTAAAAATTAGCATGGTATGCTACGACCCACACAACGCCAGCGCGTTTCTGTCCGACCTGGAGGCCCAGGGCTGGCCGTGCCTGGACATTATCCAGAGCGCGCGCAGCCTGTCCGACGCAACAGAGGATTTCCGGCTAGAAATCTACGCCGGAAACGTCGAGTATAACCGCGACGACGAGCTGCTGACCTGGAGCATTGCAAACGCCAAAACAATAGCGAACAACTACGGCGAGACAAAGATCGACAAGGAAATGCAAACCGAGCGAATAGACCCGGTGGACGCCGTAATCGACGCCTGGAAAGTGGCAATGTGCGGCAACGATACCATAACGGGCGACGAGGCGCTGGAGGCGTGGCTGAGCCTGTACAACGAACACATAGCAAAAACGGGGACAACAAAATGAACTTTTTCCAATGGCTTATTAAAAGCATGACGGGGTATTTTTCCAGGGCTGCACCGCCCGGCCCAGAGCCTCCACAGCTGCCCGCCGTGGCCGCTGCGCCGGAGGATCAGCCGGAGAAGATCACAGCCACCGCAAAGGACGTGCGGCCAGCGCCGAAAGCGTCCAGCAACGGCTGGGAACATCTGGGCAGCACAAAGTTTCTGCAATGGCTGGGCCTGGGCAAAGACAAGCCAAAAGCCGTCGAAAATGTAACGTATTTTACCTGCCTCAAACTGCTGTCTGAAACTATGGCAAAAATGCCGATCAAGGTCTATACCTACGACGCCGACGGCCCGCTGGAGATGAACCCCGCCGACGACAGGCTGGCCTACCTCCTGGACGTGCGACCAAACCCGCTTATGACGCCGACCACGTTCTGGACAGCAGTAGAAAATAACCGCAACCACTACGGCAACGCCTATGTGTATATCCGGCGTAAATTCCTGCGCCAGAAATACGGCGGACAGATTGAGCTGCAAGACCTCTGGATCATGCCGTCCAGCTGCGTGCGCGTCGTAATCGACGACGCGGGCGTATTTGCTGGAGCTGGTCGCCTCTGGTACGTCTACTCTGACCAGTACACCGGACAGCAATACGTTTTTAGCTCCGACGACGTGCTGCATTTTAAGACCTCCCACACCTTTAACGGCCTGGTGGGCGAAAGCGTCCAGGCGATCCTGGCCTCTACCGTCCAGGGGCAGCAAGCGTCCCAGGATTTTCTCAACGACCTGTACGAGAATGGACTGACCGCCCGCGCCGTGCTGGAATATACTGGCGACCTGTCCGCAGCCGGGCAGAACAAGCTGCGGGAATCTTTCGAGCAAATGGGCAACGGCCCGGCGAACGCTGGCCGCATCCTGCCTGTCCCGCTGGGCTTTAAGCTCACGCCTATGGACATAAAGCTGACCGACGCCCAGTATCTGGAGCTGAAAAAGTACGGCGCGCTGCAACTGGCCGCCGCCTTTGGCATTAAGCCAAACCAGCTGAACGACTACGAGCGCGGCAGCTATGCCAACAGCGAACAGCAGACAATCGCTTTCCAGGTCGAAACCATGCAGTACACGATCAAGCAGTACGAGGAAGAAATGGCCTACAAGTTGCTGGACGGCCCGGCGGATCGCCGCCGCGTGAAGTTTAACGAAAAAGCCCTGCTGCGCACCGACAGCAAAACGCAAATGGAAATCTTAAAAACCGCCGTCGAGGGGTCGATCTACTCCCCCAATGAGGCCCGGCGCTATGTGGATAAGCGCGCCGCGCCTGGAGGCGATAAGCTGCTGGCGAACGGCGGCATGATCGCTCTGGAACAGATGGGCGCGCAGTACGGCGTCGATAAAACCGAGAAAGGAGGCACAGAAAATGCCCCGATTTGACTTTACCGCCCGCGACAGGGACGGAAAGCTGAAAAATTACGGCTACCTGGACATGGAAAACCAGGCGGATGGCCCGGCTACAATGACCTTTTACGGCGACATTGTAGCCACCGAGAGCTGGCCGGAGGATCGCGCACCGCAGCAGATCGCGGATTTTTTGGCATCGCTCACCCAGGGCCAGCAGATCAACCTGTATTTCAACAGCCCCGGCGGCGACGCCTACGCGGGCGTGGCAATGCACAGCATTTTGTCCCGCTGGCAGGGCCGAAAGGTGGCCTACGTTGACGCAATCGCAGCCAGCGCGGCGACTATGCCGCTTATGGCGTGCGACGAAATCCACCTGGCGGCGGGCGCGGAAATTATGATCCACGACCCCTGGGCCTGGACGGCTGGCAACGCTGCGGAACTGCGCGAAGCGGCGGCCCGTCTGGACAAGGTGGGCGATCACTACGCAGACATTTACACGGCCCACGCAGCGGAGGGCGTGACCCGCGACCAACTGCGCGAGGCTATGCGCGCGGAAACCTGGCTGGACGGCTCCAACATCGGCCAGTATTTTGACGTGATCGTGGACGAAAAGGCAGCCGCCGCCCCGGCGGCCTCTGCGTCCTACGCACGCTATAAAGCCACGCCGCCAGCGCTGCTGAAAAAGGCGGACGCCACCAGACAGGCCCAGGAGGCCGCAGAAAGCGCCACCGCCAAGCGGGCGGAAAACAACACAGCCGACGCGGCGAAAGCCGCCCAGGCGCAGCAGAGCCGCGCACAGGCCCTGCTGGCCGATCTTTACCTATACGGAACCTAAAAAACAAAGTAAAGGAGTACACCATGAACGAAGAAATGCGCAAGAAACTGGCCGAAATCAACGCCACCAAAGCCGAGGTGAGGCAGCTGATCGCGGACGGCAAGCTGGACGAGGCCGAGAGCAAAAAGGCAGAGCTGGACGCCCTCCAGCGCGCCTTTAACCTCCTGCTGTCTATGGAGGACGAGGATGAGGCCGCCGCCAAGGCCCAGGCAAAGAAGAAGCAGGAACTGCACGACGAGAAGCAGCCGCCGCTGACCTTTGCCCGGATCGGCCAGGCCGTCGTCAATGCCCTGGGCGCTGCCGTGAGCCGCCGTAAGATGGACGACACCGACCGCCAGATCATCCAGGATGCCATGAAAGAGAACAGCGACCCGGACGGCGGCCTCACTGTTCCCCAGGACATCCAGACCCGGATCAAGGAGCTGCGCCGCAGCGACGACAACCTGGAGCAGTACGTCAACGTCGAACCCGTCAAGACCATGAGCGGCTCCCGCGTCATCGAAAAAGAGGCCGACACCACCGCCTGGCCGGAAATCGACGAGAACGGCGAGTTTACCGAGGTTGACACGCCGCAGTTTGCGAAAATCGCCTACACGATCACCAAAAAGGGCGGCAAAATGCTGTGTTCTCTGGAACTGCTGGCCGACACCGCCGAGAACATCCTGGCCTACCTGATGAAGTGGATCGCCAAAAAGACCCGCGCAACCCGTAACGCTAAGATTTTGGCGTGCGTGGACAAGATCACCACGGGCAAAGAGGTGGCCGTCGCCGACCTGGACAGCTTGAAAGACATTTTCAACGTCATGCTTGATCCGGCCATTGCCGTGTCCAGCGGCGTGTGGACGAACCAGGACGGCTTTAACTGGCTGGACAAGCTCAAAGACAAGGACGGCAACTACGTCATGCAGCCCGACCCCACCAACAAAACCCGCCAGCTGCTGTTTGGTAAGTACGCCGTCCACGTACTCTCCAACAAAGTGCTGAAAACCACCGTGGATGCCAGCAAAAAGACCAACACCTACCCGCTGATCTGCGGCGATTTGTCCGAGGCCGTCACCCTGTTTGATCGTGAGTTTATGACGATTGAAAGCTCCAAGGAAGCGGGCAGCGCATGGGACAAAGACCAGCTGGCCGTCAAGGTGCGTGACCGTTTCGACGTCCAGCCCGTGGACACCGCCGCAATCATCAAGGGCCAGATCACCGTCACTGTGGCGGGCTAAGGCAAAGGAGGGCGCAATCGGTGAAAGATGAAACAAAGGGCCTATTGCTGACACTGGCGAAAGCCTACGCCCGCATAGACTACACCGACGACGACGACGCCCTGCTGCCGCTGCTGATTGAGGCAACCGTCCAGAGCCAGGAGGAACTGATCCCCGGCTTTGACGCCGACAACATGACCGCCCGCCAGCGGCTGCTGGCGATTATGACGGTTAAGAACCTCTACGACAACCGGGAGAAGTACGGCACAGCACAGGATCGTCTGCGTGGGGCCGCATCCTCCCTTTTGGTGTCGGAAATGTACGAGGACAAGGAGGCGACGGTCAGTGTATAGGCGCGTGCGTATTTTCGAGTGCGTCAACGGCGACGGCCCGCGCCGCAGCGAAAAAAAGACCCTAATCTGGACGCCCTGGGCAGATGTGCGAGACAACACCGCCCAGACCCGCGACCAGACCCAGGAAAGGCTCCAGGAGGGAGACCTCTCCATGGAGCTGCGCCGCTGCGAAATGGCCGACACAATCCGCCGCCACCTGTTCCGGCATGACCGCGCCTACCGTGTGGAGCTGGACGGCGACGAGTACGAGGTAAAAACCGCCGATTTCACCAGAAACGACGGCGGCAAAATCCGCTTTACTGCGTCGTTTACGGCATAGTGTCAACAGTTGACACCCAGGAGGACGGCCCATGCAGATACAGCTGGACGGCGCGGCCATCAAGGAGCTGGTAGCAGCCCTGGAAGCGGCAGAGGGCGACGACGCCCGCGCCGCTGTGGACAAGCGTATAGTCAAGCGCGGCGCGGATATTGCAAAGCCGGACATGGCCCGGAGAATACCGCGCGCAGCCGATCACAAAAAATCGGGCAGCGCATGGTCTAAGCCCTCCGGCGGCCCGGCTGCCGATAACGTGCCGCAAGAAAACCCGAAAAAATCCGGCGACAGCTACGCGGCAAAGGTAGGCTGGGAGCTGGACGACAGCAGCGAATACTTTTACATGAAGTTTGTGAACTGGGGAACGCTGAAAATGCCGCCCCGCGATTTTGTGGAGCCTACCGCCCAGGCCGTGGAGCCGCAGCTGCAAAAAATCGCGGAAGAAGAATACCAGGCAGAACTGGACAAGCGCCTGGGGAGGTTTGAATAATGGACGTTATCACAGCCGCCTACAAGGCCCTGGAGCCTATCACAGAGCGCGGCGTCAAAGTACAAGAGGGCTGGTACGACGAGCGCTATAAACGCCTCCACGTCACCCTCTGGCCCCTGGCGGAAACGCCGGAGGCTCACAGCGACGACGCGCTGGAAATCGAGACAGCCGGGCTACAGGTGACGATTTTCTCCACAGAGGAACAAGAAGCTCTGCGGGAAGAAATCAAACAGCTGCTAATCAACGCCGGGGCCTCCTACCAGGGAACCGACCAGCAGCAGACCCGGATCGAGGCGGGCGTCTATATCCGCCCGCTACGTTTTCTCTTTTATGAAGAAAGGAGCCAAGAATGAGCGAACCCAAAACCACGGTGCGCCACCGCTATTGTGGCCTACGCGACGTATATGTGGCGAAAGTCACCCAGAACGACACCGAGGGCTACACCGCAGGCACCCCCGTAAAGATGGCCCGCGCGATCAAGGCCAAAATCTCCGACAAATTCACGTCTGAAAAGCTGTACAGCGACGACGGCGTGGAGGGCATGCTCCAGGCGTATGAGGGTACGGACGTGGAGCTGGAAGTCAACACCCTGGCCGCAGCGGATCGCGCCGCCTTTTTCGGCCAGGCGTACCTCAACGGCTTTTTGCTCAAGTCCGCAGAGGATGAAGCGCCGGAGGTGGCCCTGGGCTACCGCGTGCGCCGCTTGAACGGCAAGTTTGATTTTGTTTGGATGTACTGCGGCAGATTTGCCCAGGGCAACGAGGAAAACTACGAAACCGAGGCCGCCAGCAAGACCGCCCAGACCAACACCGTAAAGGGTGAGTTTTACCAGCGCGAAAAAATGGACAAGGTGGACGGCAAAGACGTACACCTCTACGAGGTGCGCGTGGACGAATCCAACCTGGCAACAGAGGATACCGGGGCCGCTGCCGCGATCAAGGCGTGGTTCGGCAAGGTACAGGAGTACGCCGCGACGGTAGGCGGTTAAAACATAGGAGGGCGTAAAAAATGGCAAAGCGCAGCATTGTGGTAAATCAGAAACAGTATTTCCTGCCGGATCACATCGACACCCAGGCGTACCTGGATTATTGCGACGTACAGGACGCGCTGGACAGCGCGACGAATTACCGCCGCAAGCACTTTGAACAGATGGCCCAGGCCGTCTGTCATGTGTACGGCGATCAGTTTACCCTGGGCGACGTGCTGGCCCCTGTATACGGGCTGGAACCGTCGCAAATTCTCACCGAGTTTGCGGCGCTGGAATTTTATGTGATGGAACGCGTAAACAAGAGCGTGGAGACTATCACGGTAAATTTTACGAAAGAGGCTTGACCCCGGAGGTTGAGCTACAACGCGCGGGAGCTTGCAGCACGGCGGAAAACGTGACGGTGCTGCAGGCCCGCCTTTATTGTGACTATATGCGCCGGATCGAGGCGACGAAAACCTCCGGCCAGGCAGTACGCGAAAATTTGCAGCTGCTGGCCGAATTTTTCAACACCTCCCGGCGGGTTTTATACAGCGAAAGCGTGGACGACCTCCTGCTGGCAGCCAAAACGCTGCATTTTGCTATGCAGCAGATCGTCCTGCCGAAATTTGCGGCTTTGTCGCCAGAGCCGCCGGAACCTATCGAAAAATCAATTTTTGACGACTACGACGCGGAACAGGACGCCCAGGCGGGCTATGTGGACGAAACCGCAGACCGCTGGCTGATCTGCAAGCAGAACGTCGAGGCGGTCACACGCCTGGCGATCCGCGTTCTGCGTGAAAGCTACACAGACGTGCAGCGCGAACCGCTGGGCCGTCTGCTGGAGTACGTCGCCTACGAGATCGAACACACCGAAAAATAGCGAGGTGAGCAAAGCATGAGCGCCGGGGCGAACGTCAAGGTATCGGCCAACAGCTCCACATACCAGCAGGCCCTCAAAGCGGCCCGCGACAGCACGAAAGAACTTGCAAGCCAGTTCAGCCTGGCAAGCACCCAGGCCAAGCTGTTTGGCAGCACCACCGACCAGCTGAAAGCAAAGCAGCAGGAACTAACCGCGAAAATCAAGGCCCAGAAAGAGATCACCAGCCTACACCACACGGAGGTGGAGCGCTTAACCAAAGTGTTGAGCGACCAGAAAGGCCGCCAGCAGGAGCTGGCGGCCCAGCTGCAAACCACAAAGGCCGCCTACGAGGCAGAAAAAAAGGCCACGGGCGAGAACAGCGACAGCACCCAGGAGCTGGCAAAACAGGTGAAAGACCTGGAAAGCCAACAGAAAAAGCTGGACAGCCAGATCGGCAGTACCGAGGGTAAGCTCCAAAAGGCTACGATAGCCGAAAACAACAGCCAAAAAGCAACCCTGGAGCTGGAGAAAGCGCTGGAGGACACCAACAAAAAGCTGAAAGACGCCGCCCTGGACGAGTTTGCAAAAGGGCTTGACAAGGTAACGGACAAGCTGGAAAAAGCCCAGAAAGCGGCCAACGTCGTGTCCGGCGCTGCTGTGGCCGCTGGTACTGCTGCGGTAGCTGCATGGGACGAGGTAGACAACGGCGCGGACAACGTGATAAAAGCCACGGGCGCGACGGGAGAGGCTGCCGAAGCCCTGGAACAGACCTATAAAAACGTGGCGTCCTCTTTTGCTGCGGACTTTGACACGATAGGCTCCACGCTGGGCGAGGTAAACACCCGCTTCGGCTACACGGACGAGGCCGCCGAGGCTTGCACAACCAAGTTTCTGAAATTTTCGGAAATCACAGGAACCGACGCTGTGCAGGCGGTGCAGCTGGTATCGCGCGCAATGGGCGACGCGGGCATAGAGGCGGACGACTACGGCACACTGCTGGATCAGCTGGCCGTGGCCGCCCAGGCGTCCGGCATCAGTGTTGACACCCTCACTTCCTACATAACGAAATACGGCGCGCCAATGCGTGCGCTGGGCTTTGATACGGCGTCCTCTATCGCTATTTTCTCCCAGTGGGAAAAATGCGGCGTAAACACCGAGATTGCGTTCTCTGGCATGAAAAAGGCGATCAGCACCTGGAGCGCAGAGGGCAAAGACGCCCGTGTGGAATTTCAGAAAACGCTGGACGAGATCGCGGCCTGTCCAGATATTGCCAGCGCCACAACGAAAGCCATTGAGGTTTTCGGAACTAAGGCTGGCCCAGACCTGGCCGACGCAATCCAGGGCGGGCGCTTTGAATACTCCCAGTTTTTGGACTTGATCGAAAGCAGCGCGGGAACGGTGGAAACCACCTACAACGGCGTGGCCGACAACGCCCAAAACGTGCAGATCGCCATGAACAACTTAAAACTGGCGGGCGCAGAGCTGGGCGACACAATCCAGGAGAGCGCCACCCCGGTTTTGGAGAAAGTAACCGAAATTCTGCGCGACGTGACACAGTGGCTACAGAACGCCGACGACGACACAAAGCAGAACATAGTCACCGTCGGGCTACTGGCCGCCGCGCTGGCCCCTGCTACTGCTGGCCTCACGGCAATGATTAAGGGCGTGCGCTCTGGCATTGACGCCTACAAGCTGATCCGCGACGGCATAAGCGCGGCAGCTGGCGCGCTGACCGGGGAAACCGCCAAGAAAATCGCAGCAACGGCAGCCACCACGGCGCATACGGTAGCCACAGGCGCGGCCACGGTAGCCCAGAACGGGCTGGCGGCGGCCCAGGGAGCACTAAACGCTGTTATGGCTGCAAATCCTATTCTGTTAGTAGTGGCCGCCCTGGCGGCGCTGGGCGTGGGCCTGGTACTGGCCTACAATAACTGCGAGGAATTTCGCGCGGGCGTGGACGCGGCCATGAGCAAGGCAAAAGAAGTATTTGCAAATTTCGCCCAGGGCGTGGGCGAGGCGATCACGAACGCAAAGCAGCACCTGGCCGACCTCAAAGAGAACTGCACCGCAAAAATGCAGGAAATCGGCCAGACGATCAGCACAAAGTGGAACGAAGCCAAGCAGAAAACAACGGAAACCTGGCAGAACATACAGCAGACCGTAGGGACCAAACTGCAAAGCGTGCGCAGCGACACCCAGCAAAAGCTGGACAGCGTGAAACAGACCATGGCAAACGCCCTGCAAAACATGCAGAGCAACACGCAGCAGCGTCTGGCCGCGATCCAGCAAGCCTATAACAGCCACGGCGGCGGCGTGCGCGGCGTGGTAGCGGCCTACATGACGGCGATCCGCCAGAACTACCAGAGCGCATACGACACAATAAACAGTCTTACGGGTGGGCGCTTTGGAGACATTGCAAACACAATCCGCAACAAAATGGACAGTGCGCGCAATGCGGTAAGCAGCGCAATAAATCAGATTAAAGGCTTTTTCAATTTCTCCTGGAGCCTACCACACCTGGCAATGCCGCACCCGTATATCAGCGGCCACTTTTCCCTGAATCCTCCGAGCGTGCCGTCTTTTGGTATTAACTGGTATGCCACGGGCGGTATCATGAAGAACCCAACGGCTTTTGGCATTAACGGCTCCCGCTTGATGGTAGGCGGAGAGGCTGGAGAAGAAGCTATCCTTCCTCTGGCTCCATTCTACACGCAGCTGGAGCAGATGCTGGACAACAAGGTAACGGCAGCGCTTAAAGCTATGCGCGTTGTGGTTTATGTGGAGAACAAGCTGGACGGGGACGACCTCACCGCAAAAGTAACACCGCGCGTTTCCTCCGCTCTGGCCGACGAGGCGGAAAGGATCAGATAAATGAAAATTAACGGCGAGAATCTGGCAAGATACCGCACGACGCAGCTAAAAGTAGTATTCACGCCGCCGCAAGACGGCGCGGGCTATGAATGGCCGGACGGTATGCTGGCCCCGATTGACGACCCGGCAACACAGAAATGCGGCTCTTGCGAGGTGGAGCTGCTGATCCGGGGCGAGAACCGCAACGAAATAACCCGAACCGCGTCTACGCTGCACGGCCTATGTCTGCCCGGCCCGGTAGAGTTAAAGCTGGACGGCTACAAAGGGACATACAAGGGCTATCTGGTGGGGTTTAAGCCGGAGAAAACGATCACGCCGAAAGCCTACAAGGTCAAGGTGGTTTTCGAGGGCTGGCTCCAGGACACCCCGGTAAAACTGGCATATACAGGCCAGACACAGGCAACGCTCCACCGCGTCGGCTCCCGCCCGGCGGCGTGCGTCCTCACGATCACGCCACGGGCGGACGTGGCCGCGCTCACTATGACAGGCTGGGGCGTCCATGATCTGGTCGTGAAAAATCTAAAATCCGGGCATAGTGTTGTTATTGACGGCACAACGGGACTAATTACCCAGGACAGGCAGAATAAAGCCCCAGACGTGACGCTCTGGGCGCTGCCCGCTATGGACTGCAAGCAGCGGACAATCACCTGGGACAGCGCAAACTGTGACGTAACGGTGGAATATACACCGCTATGGCTCTAAGAAAGGAGGCGGGCAGCTTTGCTGCTGGAACTGTACGACAGAAACCACAAGAAGCTGGCAAACCTCACGGGGATAAAATCGCCGCACATCCAGCGCACACTGGAGTACGGCGACGAAACCCTGGATTTTTCCTACCCCACCAGTGGCCCCTGGCTGGCCCAACTCCTGGCAGAGTGCTACATCCGCACGGATCGCCAGGAGTACGTCGTCAAGGCCGTGGAGAAAAGCAGCACCAGCGCATGGCGCAAGGTGTCGTGCGCCCTCAACATCGAAGAACTGGAGGGCGCACCGTTTGAAGGCTTTGAAACCGTAGAGCAAACCGTCCAGGCTGCCGCAGGGTTTGCCCTGGAGGGGACGGGCTGGACGGTAGAGACGGACGCCGACATAACCAAAAAGCGCACGATCCGCAAAGAGGACGACACCACGGTCTGGGAGGTCGTAAAGCAGATTGTAACCACCTACCGCCTGGAGCTGGAGATCGACGCCGTAAACAAGCGGCTGAAATTCCACACCCGGCGGGGCCGGGATCGCGGCGCATATTTTATCGAGCGGCTGAACCTCCGCAGCCTGGGCGTTAAAACGTCCAGCTATGGATTTTATACCCGCCTTATTCCCATAGGGAAAGACGGACTGCACCTCTGGCGAGACGGCCAGAACTACATAGAGAACCACCAGTACAGCGACAAGGTTATAACGTCGATATGGCGCGACGAGCGCTACACGGTAACGGCTGCGCTGCTGGAGGACGCCCAGGCCAGGCTGGACGAGGCCAGCACCCCGGCCCGCGCTTATACTGCGGAACTGGTAGACCTGGCCGCCCAGAGCGATAAATACAACGCCCTGGCCTATGACCTGGGCGACGCCGTGCTGCTGGTGTCTGAAAAGACCGACGAGCGCGAAAAGCAGCGCATAGTCAAGCTGGACGAATACCCGGACGACCCGCTGGCAAATAAGGCGGAACTCTCCAACGTCAAGCAGACTTTCGCCCAGCTGCAAAAGACCGAGGCGGAAATGGCAACCGCCGACGCCGTGGCAATCGCCACAAAGCGAACCAAGAAAGTGCTGAAAGACGACTACCTCACAAAAAAAGAAACAGAGGTAAAGATCAGCGCCCTGGCGGAAAGCATAGAGCTGGAAGTCTCCAAAACCTACATGACCGTTGCAAACGGCCAGGCGGCAATCGACAAGGCCCTGGAGGCTGGCAAGCAGTACACCGACGGCAAGTTGACCGAGTACAGCACCACCGAGGAAACAAAAAGCCTTATTTCTCAATCCGCCGAACAGATCACGCTGGAAGTTTCCAAAACCTACGCAACAACAGCCAGCGTCGAGAAGTCGCTGGACACCCTCCAGGCCGCCGCCAAGTCCGCCCAGGAGACGGCAGACAAGGCCAACAACGACGCAGCCAACGCCCAGGCCGCAGCCGATAAGGCGGCCACAGACGCTGCCGCAGCCGCAGCAGAGGCAGACAAGGCCAAACAGGCAGCTGCCGACGCAGAGGCGAACGCCGCAGCAGACGCCCAGGAAAAGGCAAACGCAGCCCAGGCCGCCGCCGAAAAAGCCGCAGCAGCCGACGCCCAGGCCAAGGCAGCCGCAGCAGAGGCGGCAGCAAAAAAGGCAGCGGCAGAGGACGCCACCGCGAAAGCAAACGCAGCCCAGGAGGCTGCGAACAAGTACACGGACACGCAGCTGACGAAATACTCCACCACAGAGGAAATGAAAAGCGCGATCAGCCAAAGCGCTACGGGCATTACTCTGGAGGTGTCGAAAACATACGCCACAAAAACGTCCGTGGAGGAATCCGTCGCAACCCTCCAGGCCGCCGCCAAGTCCGCCCAGGAGACGGCAGACAAGGCCAACAACGACGCAGCCAACGCCCAGGCCGCAGCCGATAAGGCGGCCACAGACGCTGCCGCAGCCGCAGCAGAGGCAGACAAGGCCAAACAGGCAGCTGCCGACGCAGAGGCGAACGCCGCAGCAGACGCCCAGGAAAAGGCAAACGCAGCCCAGGCCGCCGCCGAAAAAGCCGCAGCAGCCGACGCCCAGGCGAAAGCCGCAGCAGCAGAGGCAGCAGCCAAACAGGCAGCGGCAGCGGATGCCAAGAAAAAGGCGGATGCAGCAAAAAAGGAGGCACAGGACTACACAGACGGCAAGCTAACCGAGTACAGCACCACCGACGAAATGAAAAGCGCGATCAGCCAGACCGCTGAACAGATCACGCTGGAAGTTTCGGCGCAGCTGTCTGGCCGCAACCTCCTGCAATACCAGAATTTTGAGGACAAGACCATAGGAACGACGCATGTTTCCGCGTATGGCGGCGTGCTAACTATGGCGTTTTCGGCAAGCGAAACAGCAGTATTTAGCGCCCGGGAAATGGCCGACACGACACTGTGGCCCCTGGCACGCGGAAGGTGCTTGACTTTGTCCGGCTACTACAAAGTCATAAAGCCTTTTCAATCAGCCGCGGCGCGTCTGTCTGGAGTGTGGGCATATAAATCTGGAGCGTCCCAAACACTGCACTATAACCAGAACGCAGCGCTCAAACTGGACGAGGTGAGCGCCGACTGGATTTACTACGAAAAGACCTACTTCGACGAGCTATTGGACGAAGAACTGTCAAGCCTGGGCATGATGTGCGAGATCACGCCAACAAAGGCGGAGACAGACGGCAAAATCCAGTGGAAAGACTGGAAGCTGAAAATCTCCACGCCCGTACAAAGCGGTAACATACGTTCAAAGTTTGCGATGGACGCCAGCAGCGTGACAATAGGCACTGGCCGCTTGACCTTTAACAGCAACACGATTGTAATAAACAGCACAAACTTTAAGCTGGACGGCGACGGTAATGTGACAGTAAAGGGATCGTTTGAATCTGGAAACGAACAAAGTGGGGGCTATGTAAGCATTAAGGACGGGAAACTACAAATTAAGTACGACGGCGACATAAACCTGTTCTTTGACACGACAATATCCGGCAGTGGATACGGAAATATGCACATTTGCGGCCCCGGCGGGCAAGACGCAATCATACTACAGGCGCAAAAAGACGCGGGCAGCGGCCTATATCTGTTCAACAAAAACGGGGAATATAAAACTATAATCAAGGGTGACGGATCTGCGAGTTTCGGCGCTACTGTTTACATGAGTGGAGACTTGGCGCTACCAGCAGATTATAACCATGCCTTATACATGAACAGATCAAAGCTCCAACCGTGCAAGGGACAAAATGCTCTTTACTGCAACTGGGTAAATGTGCGCGGAATTGACGGAAACGGATACTGGGTGCTGGCGGGATTTTTCGACTATAAAGGAACCTAAAGGAGGACAACTGTATGAAAATCGGAATCAACCTTGCAGCGGCAACGCTGCGCCAGAATGTCCACGAGCTGATCCTGTCCAGCAACTGCCCGGCGGTGATCGTTCGGGCGACGCTGGAGGACGAACTCCGGGCCGTCCGCGAATGGGAGGCCCAGGAGACACAGAAAGAGCGGCAGCAGCTCCAGCAGGAGCTGGCAGCAGAAAAGGAAACCCAGAACACCCAGGCCCCGGCGGATCAGCCGGACGCCGCAACGGAACAGGAGGACTAAATGGCAAAGCTGCCCGTACTTATTACGCGAATTGACATTGACGCCGGGGCCGAGAGAAAAAACTATCTTGTACAGGCAAAGCAGGGCGACAAGGCCACCCGCTTTGTTTCCGTGCTGATCGTCGAGGACGGCAAGGAGTACGCGCCGCCCGCAGACGCTGATCTGATCGCAAATTTCCAGAAACCCGACGGAAAATTTGCGTATAACGCCGCCAAAATCGACGACGGCAACCGCATTTTGGTGGAGCTGACAAACCAGGTGCTGGCCGTGTCTGGTGAGGTTGTTTGCGAGGTCGAAATCCGGGCAAAGGATAGCAGCCAGGTTTTGACCTCTTGCACCTTTACCGTAAAAGTGGGCCGCAGCAATCGCAACGAAAATGCGATCCTGTCCTCCAACGAAATGACCGCTTTCGACGCCAAGTGGGCCACGCTGAACTCCAGCATGGAGGAATACGCGACGGTGGAGCGTCTGCGCGTGGAGGCTGAACAGAACCGTGTAAACGCTGAAAATGCCCGCGTAAATGCTGAAACCGCCAGAGAAAACGCGGAAAGTGCGCGAAATAATGCGGAAACCTCCCGTGCAAGTGCGGAAATCTCCCGCACAAAGGCAGAAACGGACCGCCAGACGGCAGAGGGCAAGCGGGAGACAAGCACCCAGGCGGCGATCAAGAACGCCCAGGACGCCACAAACAAGGCCGCAGAGGCCACGAAAAAGGCGGAGGCCGCGCTGGCAGACCAGGCAGAGCTGGAGCAGACCCTGGAGGACTGCAAGACACTGAAAGGCCAGACCGAAACCGCCGCCAGCAACGCCGCAGCCTCTAAGGCAGCAGCGGAGACGGCGCAGAAACAGGCAGCAGCCAACCAGACCGCCGCCCAGGCCGCCAAAGAGAGTGCAGAACAGGCCCAGCAGACAGCAGCCGACAACCAGGCCACAGCAGAGCAGCAAGCCGCGCTGGCGGGCCAGGAGCGCGCCAAGGCGGAGGTAGCAGCAAAGACTGCCGAGAGCTGGACGCCGGACGGCGCGGTGGATGCCGTGTGGGCCGCGCGTTTGGACGGGACGAATACCTCCGAAATTTTCCAGCAGTATGCCGCCGCACTGATTGCCCAGGGTGTAGACATTGACACAATCGTGCGCCGCTGGTTTACGCTGGTGTGGGACGACAGCACCTACGGCACGAAGCTGTATAAGTTCGCAACCAGTGCAACGCCGGACGGCGAACTGATCCAGGCGTCCGCCGAACTGGGCGCAACGAAACCGGGCACGAATACCACCGAGGCTGTAGACCCTTATTTCCAGCGCGGCGCGTTCTGGGCTGTGGAAGTGGCCTACGAGATCGAGAACAAGGAACCCGTCGTCAAGGCCGTGGCGGGCGTCAACGGCGTGGATCGTGAGACGCTGCTGTCCGGCAAGTTCGGCATGGTGGGCGTTGCCCAGAAAACGGGCTGGGTGTGTGATACTGCCGACGATAATTATTATTATCACTATTACCGCGCAGCACCCGCCTATTTCCTGGCAGACGCAAACGCCTACAAGCCGCTGCCGGAGGGCGTGGCGGTAGACGGTAGCCTCCGCCCGTTCGTGATTCACGCTAAATACATGGCGGGCCGTGGCGCAGACGGAAAGCTCACCAGCGCGTCCGGCCTGGCAGTCGTAAACTTTATTAGCATGGATGGCCAGCGCGCAGAGTGGAAGAAGCGCGGCGCGGACTACTGCGGTATTTGCGGCTGCGATCTGGCGTTCCGCATGAGGATGTTCTGGGCCAAGTACGGCAAAAAGGGCAACTCCGGCACGCTGGAGGGGTGCAGCGGCTACAGCTACCAGTACAAGGCCGCCGTGTCTGAAACTGGCGTGACCCGCGTTATTATGACCGCCGCCCAGGCAAACTCCTACCTGGTGGGCAGCACCGTGTCCGTCGGTGACGTGGGGACGGGAACCTCCACGGATCGCAACGCCGCCTCCATGCGTGCCAAGGCCGACAAGGTGCGTATCTTGAGTATTGAGGACGTGACCGTGGACGGCGCAGCCTACAAAGCGCTGAACCTGGACACGGCAACGCCGTTCGACACCGAAAAGGACAAGACCATAGTTTCGACTATGCCATGGCACAGCGGCAGCTGCGACAATGTGAAGGGCGCGGACGGCGGCCCCACAAGCTGCACATCCGGCAAGGAGCCTTTTATTATCCAGCTGCTGGAGTGCCAGCCGGGCGGCTATGCGATCAGCGCCGACCAGCTGACGGAGCAGGTGCTGAACGATACCGCCTACACGCATAGGCTGGTATTTTTCCGACAGGCGGCGCAGATCGCTACCTCCATTACAGCCAACGCTGTGCGCTCTCCTATCGTGCTGACGATGCCCACGACCCAGACGGGCCAGTGGATGTACGAGAAAGACGTGGAAATCGACACAGACGGCAACATGTATCCCGTGGACGCCGGATCGGGCGCAAGTTCTACAAACGGCTGCCGGGCTGCCGTCTTTGTGCCTGCCGCTGGCTCCCGCGTCTATGTGTGGTGGGCCTGGGTTACGCTCGTTGGCGGGGGCTACTGTGGCCTGTCGGGCGGTGCCGCGTACGTTTGGACGGGCAACGCGGTTTGGAACGGCCTGTGTGGCGCTTGTGGCTCCGGGGCAAA